CCCCAACAGTAGAGAAGAACTCCGCAGTAGAGAAAGCGATCGCCATCGCTGGCAGCCAGAAAGAACTGGCAAAACGTTGCGGCAAAGCTCAGTCCACTATCTGCGACTGGCTTAACGGAAAGAAACGCATCTCCCCAGTTCACGTTCCTGAGCTGGTGAAAGCGGTTGGTGGTGAAATCCAGGCTCATGAATTCCGCCCGGATCTGCCGTCCATCTTTCCACACCCTGACAACCATGCCGCTTAACGGCGGCCCTAACCACGAAAGGGAAAGTAATGCATTCACTTGCGTATCAACAAGGTAACAAATTTTCGCCAACGGCGATGATTTACCAGAATCGCCGGGAGCCTGATTCCTCGGTGTTAAATATCGATGGGATCCGTGCAGCTGTTCGCGCCTGGGCAGCTGATTGCCGCAGTCGTGAATTTGTCGCAGCGCTGATTGTTGAGGAGTGGCGAGCCACTGGCGGCACCGGTCTGGATATCCCCGCCGACTCGCACCGCCAGATGCAGAAGGTGTTCCGCTGGATTGATGGCGACACCGAATACGCCGCCAACAACATTCGCCAGCTGGCCCCGGCAATCATGGCCGTCCTGCCGCTGGAGTACCGCAATCGTCTGGCGCCGCAGAACGACACGATGTCGCTGATCGCCTCTGCGATGAAAGAGTGTGCCGAGGCTAAACAGGCCGTTCTGCTGGACGCACCAGAGCATCAGAAGCTGAAAGAGGTAAGCGAAGGTATAGCGTCGCTGTTCCGCCTCATGCCGGAGCAGGTGGGGCCGTTAATGACGATGGTCACGTCGATGCTGGGGGTTATGTGAGAACTACAGAAATGGCGAAAGCCAGTCTGCGCGAACAGAACTGGCCTTCAGATGCAAATCGTGTGCACTCATTGCAGGAGGAATAATGGCAAAAAATCCACGCTATTACCATACCGCTGTACATAAAAACATAACCCGCGACCGCTTCATCCGCTCGGTTAATCCGATTGTGGCAGAGAAGATGCGCGCCATCCTGGAAGAACTGAAACGTAAGGAGAGTGGCCGTGGGTAACCTAGCAAAAGTAATACCTTTCAGACCGTCTGTAACGGTCGTGGAGCGTCAGGTGGCAGATATCGATGATGGGTATACCCGCATCGCTAACGAGCTGCTGGAAGCGGTTATGGCTGCTGATTTAACGGCTCGCCAGCTGAAGGTCGTTCTGGCGGTGATCCGCAAAACCTACGGGTTCGGGAAAAAGTTTGACCGCATTACCAATACCCAGATTTCGGCGATGACCGGTATTCACCATACGCATGTCTGCAAGGCCAAGAACGAGATGATTGCAATGAACATCATCGTTACCAATGGCATGGCGATCGGGGTGAATAAGGTGATTTCTGACTGGAATTTCAGCATTAGCCAAAATGGCAAATCATTAGCCGAAACAGCTAATGAAACATTAGCCAAGCCAGCTAATACCCATAAGCCAACTCAGCTAAACACAAAAGAAACTATTCAAAAGAAAGAAAGACAAGATCCCCCTAAATCCCCCCAGGGGGAAAACTCACTCGCTCAGGAAGTGATGGATTACTTCAACGAGCTAACCGGTAGTCGTTGTGCTGCGCTGGCACCTTTTGAGAAAGCTCTCTCCACGGTGAAGAGCAAAGACCAGTGCTACACCGCTGAAGAGCTGAAGCTGGTTATCCGCTGGGCCCATGTGAACTGGGGTCACAGCTTCAAGCCAGAGAACCTGTGCCGTATGACCCGATTTGATGGATACCTGTCAGACGCCCTGATATGGGCTGATGGTCAGGGAAGCAACCCGGCAGCCTGTCCGCACGAAGAGATCATCAAACTCTGGAATGAAAAATTCCCTTCAAAGGCTGTTTCGCTGCATGAGTGGAGCCGCCGTCGTCCGGCCTATCGAGACCTGGAAGCTGTGTGGAACGGCAAAACCACCCAGGGCAACTGGCGCGAACTGAAGCACATGGGCATGGCCTTCGAGCTGATTAGCAAGTCTTCCCTGTTCGGCACCAGAGGCGATCAGCCATGGCTGACTCTCGACTGGATACTGAATCCGAAGAACTGGGGATCTGTCTACGAGCAGGCCATCAACGAGCACCGTGAGCGCAAGGGAGTCAAAGCATGAGCCGTTTTATTGATTTATACGTTGAGCAGGCCGTCATTGGCGGAATAATGCTTGCAGCAGGTCGCGCAGATGGCGCCGACATGGCTACCGATGCGATTGAGGGTCTGACTGAGGACCACTTCACAGCAACGCCCCATAAAGTGGTTCTGCGGTCATATAAGCGACTCAACGAATCCGGTTCGAAGATAGACCTGCTTACGCTGACCAGCGATCTTGAGCAGCTCGGAGTGCTTGAGAGCGCTGGTGGTTTCGCTTACCTGGCTGAATGCAGCAAAAACACTCCGTCTTTCGCAAACCTGGCGGCCTACTGCGAAAAGCTTCGTGAAATGTACCTTGGTCGCCGTATGACCCTGGCGTTACAGGTTGGGATCCAGAAGCTGTCCGAACCAACTACCGAGGGTATCGCAGACATCATCGGCAACATTCAGGCCGACATCTCTGGAATTGAGCACAGCGCTGACTACGGAACTGAACACATCACCACTGGTATCGATATGTCGCTGGAAACCATCCAGGCGATCATCAATGGCGACATCTGGAAATACAAAACAGAGCTGGGTATGTCGACCATCGATAGCGCTTTCGGAGGATTCAACAATACGGATTTTATCGTCGTTGGCGGACGCCCTGGCATGGGGAAAACCATGTTTAGCACCACAGTGACAGAAACCGTAGGCCTGAAAAACAAAAAGCCGGTGCTGTTCTTCAGTCTCGAGATGCCAGTGGAACAAATATCTGAGCGAGTCGCGTTCCACCGGGCCCGGGTGAGCAAAGAGGATTTACTCAGCAAGCAGAGCGGCGTGATGGATGGTGCCTGGGGAAAGGTCGGCCACTGCATGAAGGATTTCATCGAAGCCCCGATCTATATCAACGACAAGCCATCCCTCAGCGTTCATCAGGTGCGAGCGGAAGCCAGGCGAATGAGCAAGAAACTGGGTGGACTTGGTGTGGTCATTGTCGATTACCTCCAGAAGATGCGCATGTCTGACCCTGAGAACATGAACCGCAGCGTAGGGGAGATCGCCACCGGCCTGAAGAACCTGGCGAAAGAGTTGCGTTGCCCGGTCATCGCACTGGCTCAGCTTAACCGTAAGGTAGAAGAACGTGCTAATAAGCGCCCGGTCGCAGCTGACCTCCGCGAGTCCGGTGTTATCGAGCAGGAAGCCGATGTGATTTTCATGATCTACCGGGATGAGAAATACAACCCGAACACAGAACTGAAAGGCATCACCGAAATCATCTGTGTGAAGTCCCGCCATGCGCCGGGGGCAGAAAAGACCTACCACTTCAGCAGCCGCTACTCAGGCCTGGACCCGGTAGATTTCACCTACAGCGGCCAGATGCAACAGGAGGCTGACTATGAGTGCTAAGACGATGAAAGGCAAACAGGCAATTCTGCGTTATCTCGAAACGCACCGGACCTTCACCGCGAAGGATGTGGCCACAGCGTGCGGCATGACCATCAACTGCATCACGAAGAACGCTATCGACTTGGAGCGGGCCCGCAAGATTGTCCGGGTGAGCAAGGTCTGGCGAACGGTGACTTATCGCCTGGCGACGCCGGAAGAGCAGGCTGGTACCGCGCGCAGCTGCACCAACGGAATATTTCAGGAGTGCCGCAACAGCGCGGCGATGAAGCGGGTATTGATGGTTTGGGGGAGGTTAGGGGTATGAGCAACAAATACGAAGATCTGATTAAAAACGCCAGGATAAATGCCGACTGTGGTGAGCACATGTCGCCTGCAGAAGTTACGACTCTGCTTAACGTGGTTGAAACCACATTCGCGGCGCTGGCTGCGGAGAATGCGGGGCTGAAGTCTAAGGGCCGCGAGCTTCTCGGTGAAGCGTGCGCCGTGTACGCAAAGCACAATAACCTGATCGACCCGGCGATCGGGGACTTTATCGATGGTCAGACGCTTCATGAATTCCAGTTTGCGCTGGACTGCGAAACCGAAGCTTCCGACGCTTTTCTAGCTGAAGTGCGGGCGCAGGCGCGAAATGAGCTGATTGATGAATTAGAAGCTCGGTTCACCGAATTATCACAGACCAGCCCAACACCAGAGTTGCGAAGCGGTGCTGCTGGCGCCGCTGGTTTTGTCTCTACTTTTCGCAAAGGAGTGCAGTCATGAGCAACCGTACAGAAAAAAACGAAATCATCGTTTCACCAATCAATGACGACCGCCTGAAGCCTGGCATGAACCGAATTCGCTCTGGTAGCACGCAACTTTTTGGTGGCACTACTCACAAGCCGGAAATCACGCTAACCCCTCCAGAAAAGCACCTTTACGCTCTGGAAGTGAAAGGTATTTGGATGTGGGTTAACGGCTGCGGTCACTGCAATAGGAACGGCGAAAAGATGTCGTATGTGGTTTGCGAAAATCACGACCGCTGCCAGTGCTGCGGGGTTAACCGTAAAGACGCCACCACTATTCCTCCTCGAAATGAACACGATATCGGTGGCGGTGTATGGGGTTCTCGTGATGCACATGGTGTTTGGGGCTGGACGTGTCACTCATGTCATGAAGCCGAAGAGAAAAGGATTCGCTCCGCAGCGCTGGCCAGAATTGCGGATAATGCCAATTACGACGAGTGGGATTATTACTGCGAGGATGAGGCTAAGTGCCCATGGTGCAACGCCGAAGTTGATACAGAGGAAAGCTACGGTGCCAGCGGCGACAAGCTAACCTGCGATGAGTGCGGTCACTCCTTTACGCTTACAGCAGAACACACCGTTACGTGGACAACTAAGCGTCAGGAGGCCGCCCAATGAGCAACATCGACAAACAGGCGCTGCGTGAAGCGGCGGAGAAGGCGACGCCCGGAAAGTGGTGGATTGATAGTCATGGGCAGGCCATGGTGTCGTTTATCGACAATGACGTGCTGGAGGTCTTTGCCACCGATAACAAGCGGGCTGCTGTTCGACATGAGGATACCGGCAATCTCTCTCGGTGGCGAAACGATAACGACGCCACATTCATCGCAACGGCAGACCCCGCCACCGTGCTGGCGCTGCTGGATGAGCTGGAAGCCGCCGAGAAGAGGATTTCTGAGCTTGAGAGCGACAATGCATACATCAGAAACAGGCACAAAGAACTAGACCTGTTAATCGGGAAAAACATTCTGGTAATGCAGGCCGCAATCATCGAATGGCAGGGAACTGGCGACGCCAAAAAGGGGCTGGCATGGATTTACAACACGCTGTTTGGTCCAGGTGAATTGCCGGACGAGGAGGAGAAAGATGCCCAAGCATACTTTGACAGAAAATATGCTCCTCTCGACGAAGAACTCTTGAACCTTCACCGATGGTTCTGGGAGCAGAGTGAGGCTGAGCGCGCCGCCGCAGCCGGTAAAGGAGGTGCATCATGATCACCTTCACCAAAGAACAGCTTATCGCTTCTGCGCACGCGCGTATTGAGTTTGCAGAGATGATGCTGGCTGGAGAGTTAGAGCCCCTCAAAGAGCGCACATGGTCAATTGAACTGGAGCTGGCGCGTATCGCGCTGGCATCGCTCGAAGCGGAGCCTGTGGCGTACATGTACAAAGACAATCTTCACGCTGATGCTCGGTTCAGCCTACATACAAGATTTGGCAACTGGTCTCAGGAAGATATCAACGAGTACGAAATTACAGAGATTCCACTCTACACCGCCCCGCCAGCGCCGGTATCTGTGCCTGATGTGCCATTTGATGAAAACAGCCCATATGATGTTCCATGCAGGATGCCATCAAATCTACGGGAATTGATCGCGGAAGAGATCGGCATCCTTTTTAGCGATGATGATGCTCAAAGTGTGTGGGATGTGTGCCGCCGCGCCGCCATGCTTCATGGTGCCGAACCTGTACAGGGGTGGATTCCGTGCAGTGAGCGGATGCCTACACCTAAGACTGGCGTCATGGTGGGGTGCTGGTTTGGCCGGGAATGGGCAGTTAAGTGGGCTACATACCTGCCATATCACCCATACGCCCACCAGAGTGGATTCTTAATGCCAGGCGGCTCATGGACACCAACCCACTGGATGCCACTACCAGCAGCACCGCAGCAGGAGGCATGATGTACGACAAATATACTCTCAATCGCTGCGACGCAATGGAGTGGCTGGCTGAGCAT